TATGTTTGCTTTCTATTTTCTGAGCGTGTTTATACACCAATTCACGGTCTGCCTCTGTGACCTCACCAAGATTACAAACTAAATGTCTGCACCAACCTCCTTTGTATGAGCACAAACCACATGGAACAAAACTCCTGTCTTTGTGGTATAGCATCCGGCGAATTGCATTGTACAAATCGCTATTCCATACAGCGTCCAAGGAACGTTCTTTTTTGAGATTGCCTATCACAAGAGAATCCGTGAACCCATTATAGCAACAAACAAAAACATTTCCCGTCGGACCTATTTCCATTTCAGTAAACGGACGAGCACACATTGAAACAAGAGGTCTGTCGGGTTTCGGCATGAGGATAGCTTCCCCTCCAAAATTATGGAGCTCTCTGTCGCCTCTGTTTTTTACTATATCCGTCCCAAAATCAGGAATGATATATATCATGGGTTTTTTGCCTTTTCTGCCATAGAAGGGACTTCCCTTTTCCTTCTCACCTAACATACAAACTGAACCGGGATTGGCTTTCTTGTAATCATCTACGAGTTTCTTGGTTTTCTCATAATCCTTGTCACGATATAAATCCAACGCAATGGTATTCACACCTGTCTCAAAAACCTTGTCAATCCACCCTATTCCATCCCTGCATATTCCCCATCCGTTTGTGAAAATAAGAATCGGAATCTTTGGGAAGTTTTCATGAAACCGACGGAATATGTTGAGACAGTTTGGATTGAGTGACGGCTCACCTTTACCTCCAAAAGAAAAATCAAAACTGCCTTGAACCCATTCAGGATGAATGTTTATAAGTGAATCGAGGATGACGTCAATCACACTATCTTCCATCATAACGAAAGGACTACCTTTCGGGAGTGACTGAATACCACAAAACAAACATCTCTTGTTACACCCTTTAACAAGAGAGATAGCGAGGTTGGACGGTCTTGTGGCTTTGCTCACTACTTCCTTCATACTTTTCTCCTTAATACTTGAAATTGAATCCGTTATTTATCCATCTTTTTTCATACGGATGTTCTTTATACTCAAACTCCATATCACCGTGTTTGTCAAGACCTACCGGCATGAGTTTTCCGTGGAAATAATTACGGGGATTGGACGGACTCCTGAGGTTATTCCATCCCTCCTGTAATAACATACGATATGTCCATACTTTTCTCGCCGGAGTCGGCATCCCTACAACACCAACATGACAGCCGGATATACCGTCTTCTGAATCAAGATAAGATTCATCGGCATACACTTCAGAAAAACGAAGACGGGACGCAACACCCTCGACATGATGTTTACGCCTCGCCTCCTTTAACCAATACGTCAACTGATTCTTTGTCCAGTTTTGAAGCAAAGGATTCCCCGAATCGCAATGGCTGTCAGGCATAGCGCAACATGAACCGGTGGAATTTAGTTCCTTAAAATCAGGGTCACTTACACCCAATACTAAACCGTGTTTCCGACAAAAAGAAGCAATCTTCCACATGGACTCCTCTTTCACATCACGATTCAGCCTCATATATCCTCCCCTTTCTCTTGGAGAAAGTTTAGAGAAATAAGTGTGCATATCCTTGACTCCGACAACCTTGCTAATCCAATCATACCTTGTCTTCATACCAAGATTGGCTCGTCCATCGCAAGCAAAGTATTCAATGGAAACTCCTTTGATACCTGCTTTCAAAGCCTTTGACAAAAGTTCATCTAATCCCCTGTCAGAAACACCGATAACGAACGGTCTCAGACGCAATATCGTCCAGTAACCCATATCGCTCAAATGCTTCAAGGCTTCCAATCGTTTTGTCGGTGACGGGACTCCGATTTCTATCTGCTTTGCTAGCATATCATCACCGGTTATGATGGAGCATTGGAAAGCGAAGTTTTTCTGTTTGCTGTATTTGTCAAACACGTTCATATAATCAAAAATCGTGTCTCCCTTAAAGGAAAACAATGTAGGATAATTTTCTTGTCCTAGACCTTTGATTAGTTCAAGACCTTTACGGTTTACTTTCTCGAAATGACAGAAAGGGTCAGCCAATCCTCCCCAATGTAGCAAGAACTTTCTCTTGAAGAAATGTTCATACAAACTTGTGAAATGCCTACCTTTCGGTTTTCCTCTGATGGCGTTCAGTATGCCCTCGGTGTCAACGTGTGAGAGTGTAGGTTTATCCTTTGATACTGGATTGTTACTCTTGAAGAAATAAGCGAAACAATAAAGGCAACCCAATGAGCAGTATGAATATTGGTCGAATGTCATCGGCATGGAGCAATCAGGTATTTCTGAAGAAACCCTCGGGGAACTGTAACCGGTTTCTGACCGGACGTCCTTGTTTGCTGTTATCCACCGGCGAGATTCCTGCAATATCTCCGAAGAAACATGCTTCTCCGCTCCGGTTCCACATACTCCACACGATATACAATCATGGCACAAATCACCGACAAATTTTGAGTCTTTTTGATTCTTCGTCATAATGCAAAAGTCCTTTGGACATGAGGCGACACACCTCTGACAGTATTTGAGGACGGGTGAGAAACTGGACTCCCATAGAAGTTTTCTTCACATAGGGAGCCACATGTTCCAATGTATCGGCAGGGAGATAGACGTGTATGGTGTTTGCGTTAAGAGGATTCCTGTTAGAAAGAGCCGGAGCTTCACCGGTGTATTCCGATATCTTATCTGGAATCATATTATTAAGCTCATACTCTCTTTTTTCCTCCACAGACATATCACGTGTCTCAGAGGCAACCTCTTCTTTCGTCTTTTTTTTCCGTTGAAAAAAACTCATTCTGCGACCTCTATCGGGTTTATCGCCCAAAATCCTTTCAATGGTGTTTGAGCGTGAATGACGATAGGACACGACGGAGCGAGTTTGATGACCGGAGGTTCAGTGAACATTTTCATAATCTTGACGAAAGGTGTTGCATAACCCTTGACCGAAAATTCCTCAGTGACAGATGTTACCGGTAGAGGGATGCTCCACTGACGGGATTCATTCTTTGATGAGGACAAAATCAACTTACCGGCTTTGACGGTGAATGTGATTGTTTGTGTGCCAAACAGGTTGACGAAATAACACACGTTCTCCACACTTTCAAGGCTCAACGGGATATCCACACCATCAAAATTGAGTTCAGAAGACACTTCCGCAACCGTCGGAACCTGTGAGGGGACTGTTGTAAGTATCTTTGTCCGTCCTCTATGCGTCTTTATAACAAGCCATCTATCCTCAACAAGCTCCAATGATGTTGCTATATCAAGAAGTGAAATAAAGACATTCAAATCAGGAATGCCTATCTCCATAGCAGGGAGCGAGGTTTTGACTTTCATGCTTATCAGGACGGTAGTGGAAAGGTCAACGGCTTCCACGGATGCCACACCTTTCTCATCTACTTTCAGGAGGATTTCATTCAACATCCCTCCGGTGCTCGTTGCTTTCATTAGGTCAGGGAGTTTCCCCAATACACCGACTTCAGTTTCTTTCTTCGCCATCAGAGGCTCCTTTACTTGTTTTTGTGTTTATGCGTCTAACTCGGGTGAGTGTATTCCGCATATTATAGTTCAATCGTTTTTTATAGAAAAGTTTTGAATACATCCTTCCTTTTCTACAATAGTCTTTCCCACCCAAAAAGAAGCCGTTCCATAACGCTCCACAGCCTCAAAAGCTGTGTTTGAAGCAAACATACGAAGCCGATACAAACGACGACCCATCCATGACGAACACCCTTTCTCGCACAAACGGAATAGATTGTTACGAAACACCCTGTTCCCTTTATGAAAATACTCTAGAGCTTGCTTTTCTGTGTCAAAAGAAGATGGATATGTTCCCATCCAATCATGACAAGAAACAGCCGGTAATATATCCATACCGAAAAAAGATTCGGGGAGAAATGGATATGAAACACGACCCAAAAAAGACTCGGTAGAACCTGTTCCATTACAAGCGTTCACTACCACTTGCGGAAATGCTATCAATGTTGTCCTCATATCTTCAGGAATCCATAATCCTTCATAATACTCTAACAATCCTACTTTACTCTTATCCATGTGAATAAACCTTTATGTTTGCGTTTGGTGATGGTTTAGGGGACTTTTGCCGGAGTTTATTGGAACACGCCGGAAATTATACTGATGCGGTGCTTTTCTCCGTTAAAACGAAAGAGAAAGGGAGGTTCACATGGAAAACACCAAACACATGAAACCTCCCTTCCTCAAAATCACTTTATTTTCTTAATACGCTCCTCTATAAGGAACCTCCTCATCTCAATCCACTTTTCATCCATGTATAGCTGATGCTCTAACAATTCCGTATCTGTATAGACATTCGTGTCAGTCAAATAACTTTTAACAAACCCATCAGGCATATTCCACGGAGTTTCTATGAAAAAACCTGTCGTTTCCTGTATGCCTTTAACATCGGAACATGATTCGGTTGATGTTTGAACAACACCGTCTTTTACAGTCGTCGTTCTTTTGTAACCGGTTCCCGCCGGTGTAATGGAAAAGGATTTGCGGATTTTGGACGGTTCCGTCCATGGGAAAAACTGTATGTCATCGTATTCCCGCTCAAATTCTGTGGCATGACCTTTCGAGCACATCACCAAATCAACGGAACCATATCCGAACTTTCCTTCATACATTTGTGACATCGGGTTCTGAGCAAACTGAGCTCCGGTGACAGTCGTTGATATTATGCCGGTGTTTTCATTGGTGGATGAGCATCCCCAAAACAACAAACACAACAAGCAAACAATCAGCAAGAAAAAAGACCTCATTGTCCTATCTCCTCGCTATATTCTTTAATAAAATCGGAAAGGCTGTCAATACCTAACTTCTGGAGTGTTTGTTTGTCCTCAGAGGAAAGGGTTTTCCATGCTTCATAGAGCGTGTTGTTATTGCTGACAGCTTCTTTTATCCTGTCTCCGGTGTCTGCATCAATTTTTCCATCATCTACAAGCTGTTTCACACCCATATCGACAAGATTGTTTCTTGCGGAAATGGCTGATGTGCAACCGGTAAGACTTCCGACCGACAATGCTCCAATAAGAAGCACACTCATCATGATTTTTTTCATGCGTTTTCTCCTTCTTTCTTTGTTTGTTTGTTACCGTCTGACACGTTTGTCAGATATTTTTTATTTTCAATACAATTATTCTTATCCTGCTCCTCGCATTTATAAAGTATTCCTCCTATGGTGAATGCCATACCACACAAAGAACCGTTCACGGTGGAGAGGAACGTTTCTAAAGACAGAAGATTGGCAGTCTCCAATGACTGTATAATATCAAATATGGCGACCATTTTCGCCGAGTTTGATGGGTAGTCATATCTTGCTGTGGAGCATACATCATCGATGGTGGATTTCAATATAAAATCAAAGGGTTTACGGCATTGGTTATACTTGGTGATGGCGTTGAGAGGTATATCAGAACGTCCTATGGAATTTAACCATTTAAGTTTCGATGAATTTAAGCAGGAAACCAACACACTCCCCAAATCGTTCGGGTGTATCTTGTCAATGTTTGTGTCCGTAACTAACTCAAGAAACTCCTCCCTTAAACATTGCAAACGCAATGAAGTCATATAACTGAACAAACGCTTCTTCACAGGACAAGGGATATCCATCATATTGCTTTGAACTTCTTCCATATCGGACAGCCTCGTAAACAAAGAATGCTCTTTCAGTTTTGTCTTCCTCACTTCCGGCTGTTTAAGTTTGGAGTTCATGTATTTAGGAAACCACTTTGTAGCAAGATACTTCCCTGTTTCCCCCAAAAACCACCCTAAACCACCAACGAAAACAAGCATCAAGGACTTGTAGTCCGTTATCTCCACGATGTCATCCTCCTTTCACCCTTAAAAAAATCAGACCTATTGTGTGTAGAATTACAGAAAGCAAACCAAACTTCCAAATGACCTTGCACAGAAACACACTACCGTCTCTTTGAAATGTTTTATACACTTTACACGGTAAAGCGTCCTTTAATGCTCCTATGAAGCTCGTTTTGGTCAAAACAAGCACATCTAATTCCTCCGCTGTTATTACGGCTGTCGTTATGTTTAATTCTAAACGCCGAAGTCTATACGCTTGTGATACAATATGACTCATAGCCATCAGATTAGAACTGAAATACAAAGCCTCTACCATATCCCATGAACAATCCTCAACAGAAAGGACTGTAATATCACCGGTGTCTACTCCTGCAAACCAAAAAAACAAAACAAAACAGTAACACACACCGACAAGCATATTCGCAAACAAAACGAAGCTCGTCTGTGTGGACAATGATGTCCTATCCACACAGTAAAAAACACCGGCGACAATTATATTCAGGACGGCTAGAATTTCAGTTGAAGGAAACCCAAAAAAAGCATCCATGACCCATTATACCTCAATGACAGGTTCTTCCCATTTGACCACTTCTGCTCCGGCTAACACTGAGGTCGGTGTCATCAACACGTATGTCAGCAAGCTCGTGAAGAACTCCGCATATCCCACCTGTTCCCAAAAATCAGGTATATCCACACTGAGTTCCATCACATCAGCCATCGCTCCGGCTCTATATGCCTCTTGGTCTTTCCACCCTGAAAAAATCACCTGTAAGCTCTTATCTTCGTAAGAACCTACAAACTTCTTCACCCTCCAAAAAGAAACATCCTGTAAAGACAGGTTTCTTATTGCTTTGACTAATGCTTTCTCTGTTGTCGTTGCTACTGCTGTCATTTTCAAACTCCTTTGTTTGATTGTTTAGTTAAATATACAGAAAAGAAACATAACCCTGAACCACATCATATCCGGACGGTATATCCACATAAACAGATGTTCCATTATACTTGAGCGTTACCGCCTCATAATCCCCTGTTGTAGAGTTCCTCATATACAACTCGCTCCTAAACAAAACCAAAGAACCGTTCCCGCCGGTCACTAAATTGTTCACTCCTGTTGCAACTGCCATCCCTTCAAAACGGACATAATAAGGTCTCTTGTAACTGCTTGTATTCTTTTCATTAGGAAACATCCCTAAACGGCTGAGGTTTGCCGGTGTGATAGGTAGTGATGTAGAACGCAAAGATACCTCATTGTCGCACATCGTTATTCCTGTATAATACGTGATGTAGTAATCCCTTTGAGGAGGTATGTAGGGAGTTTTTACCATTTCACCACTACTGTCGGCTCTACAAAAGATGTCGCTATATTGAACAACATCCAATTCCACGACCCTCACATTACTTGCTATCACAAAGGAACTGCGATAGGCTCTTAAACATCTGACATATATTACAGGAAACCAATCAGTCCCCTCAAATCCCCACATAAAAACATCGGAACAAGTATCGAAAGTAACCCTCTGGAACCATGAAGAATAAGGGGAGGGGGATGCCGGAAGCCATTCGTGTTGATACGCTCGATATGTTATCTTTCCTGTGTTTGAAGTAAAAACCATCGTTGTAGGATATCCAGAAGTTCCTGACAACCCATAAAGGTCAGAAAACACGTGTAGAGGGTATAGACTGACAGGACAATCACATCTATTGACAAGCAAAGGCTCAACGGAACCTGATGAACTCACCCATCTCTTGTATATATGCCCCGTAACATTTATGGAACCATTGTAGAAACCGGTGAGAGTAATCTTTTGTGTGTTTTCCACCGTCCTAGAACCTTTAATAAACCTCGCCGAATTTAAGGGAGTGTCTCCTGTGTCCGGCAGGGAACCCGTCAAGGGTTCTAATTGCAAATCCACATAAGAACCTGAAACGTATTTATAAATAACCTTGTAACCTATTGTAGACAAGACGTTATTGAAACATCCCTCGGCAGGACAATAGAATAAAGTATCATCAACACTTATTGAGGACAAAGAAACACAGAACGCCGTCATCGTCCTGATATATAACACACCTCCAGAAACAGAAAAATAATCTGTTCCTGCTATTGAACTTCCTATAGACGGTGGAGCGAAATTTACTGTCAGAATAAAACCATTTAAGTTCTTCGCTGTTTTATTGATTTCTGTTTGTGCTGTTGCAAAAGAAGCTGAGTCCATCCCGTTTATTGTTATCGTTTTATTTCCTGCAAGAAATAAATCAATACTATCAGCCGTCGTCAAACGGTAATTGACTCCAAGAACCCGATAAGGGTCTACGTGTAAACACCTCACCATTATCGAACCGTTATCCCCGAAAATACTATAACCACCTATCGTCGAAACAATATCGGCTATCCCTCGATATCCATTGTAATAACCAAACACACGACCAACGGCTTGATATGAGGTGGAACCTGACGTTCCTTGTTCCCAATATACTGTTCTGAAATTAGAACGGTTACGTGATACTCCAGTACTTGAAATCACGGGTGTTGTCGTCGGAGGCTGATATAAAGTATAATCACCGTGTATCGTGAACACCTTATTCACATCGTCTATCAAAAACCCTGCAATAGCTTTGAAAGTCCCTGACGCTCCTACTAGAACGACCGTCCCTTCCGTAGCTACCGGAGCTCCTCCACCTCCACCTCCGACTCTCCATATAGGATAATACTCCCCTGAACCTATGGGAAACTCTTCAAGACGAAGGAACATCCCGTTTTCCGAAACCGTTCCAACTGGAACATGAAGTTTTGTGTTTGCCATGTGAGGCAACACACCCGAAAGAGAAGCATTCCACACCGGACGATATTCCCCCGAACCTATGGGGAACTCTTCAACACCAAGGAATGAGTCTATATCCGAGGAGGAACTAGCAGGAACATGGACGGTTTCGTTTGCTGTATGCTGTAACACACCTGAAAGAACGCTTTCTGTGTATATGGATTGTCGTATAGTCCCGTCTCCGTTTGTAATAACAAAACCGTTCGCCCCTGTTTGTTCAAACTGTGATATCTTATCCGTTATTTCATACCACAAAGCCTCACCGGAAACTACTGGATTATTGAGGCATACAAAAACTCTGGACGATGATGAAACCCATAGAGAACCTCGTGTATAATCCTGATAATCATGAGTCGTAGGTTCTGATGTGGCTGTCAAATTATGTTTTAAGCCTTTACTCAATATGGTAGAAGAACCACCATACTGAGGAAACCACACACCCTCAACCGGAGGTTCCTGTATGGGTTCTATGAGACCGTGAACGCTTCCTGAAAGAGACTCATGTTCCGATATACGTGTGTTCAAACCCGAAGCTATCCCGTTTACTTGCGACATATTGTAATATTCTTGAGCCGGTGTTGGAGCCGGTTCTCCGGAAGGAACCACCAAGTTCTGAGCTTTAATGGGAATCAAGAAACGGCGTGTCATTATTCCGGAAGAGGCATATCCTTTCACTTCCAGATAAGCGTCCTTTTCTGAGCTCGTTCCTACTTTTGTTTTCCATGAAATAGTGTTGGCGTCCACCGGAAAACGGAGCACACCCGAGGACGCTTGCGATGTGTCAAACAATTCGGAAGATGTTACAGCCATCGCAGAAGAGGCATGGTCAAAATCACTATCAACACCGGCTTCCCATGAGGCTATATCACTAATATCAACCGGAGTTATTACTGTGTCGATGACTTCTTTTATGTTAAGTGAAACCGTTACTTTCTCTTGATAACAAATCTTCGGGTATAACTCCCTCCTCGCTACTGTATATCCTTCGTCCGTTATCAATGCCTGTGTTTTTACATCAAAAAAAACATCCAACATGCTTCTAACTCCTTATGTTTATTTGTTCCTGTATAGTAACCCTGAAAAGACCTTTAAGAAAACACACCTATATTCTTCAGTTAAAGAAGTAAAACATCAACCTTTCTGACATCCACATCCTCTTATTTTTCTGAAATTCTGTAATGAGGCTGTCCGAATGTTTGTGTTTGCGCTTACCTGAACTTCACTGTGCCTCCTCCGAAACACCATCCAAAAAACATCAAAGACCCGTGACTGCATAACAAGAAAACTTTCCATATCACCATTCCAGTCACGGAGTTCAAACTTAATTTTTCTGATATTGTAAGTGATGTCAGAATGTTCCTGTATGGAATGAACCTCGGCTTCTGCGAGATTGCCTATCGCTAATGGAAAATGATTTGGTTTGTCTGCAAATGTTTTCCCATCGTAACCTTTAAGAATCTCATCCATGTTGACCGTCGCTCTTGCAAGGTGTTCCATAGTGCAATCAAGACAGTTTAGAGGGTGTGCTGACGCTCCTGTGGCGATTATTTCCAGTATTTCAGGAGTTACTTCCCTTATAACCTGAAAATAAGGTCTATTCACTCCCCATGGAATCCCTTTATTCACCTCCCTCATTATAGCCTTGGAAACATCTGTTTCCGAGAGGACAAAACCTATTTCACTAAACACCTTGAGAAAACCCTCAGGATTTTCCGAAAGTTTCTTTGCCATTTCAATATCTAACATACTGAGCTCCTTCCCATTTCAAAAGATTACTATCTAACCGGCTTACAACACCGGCTCTAATTATCTCACGGTCATCTATTGTTTCACCGACTTTTTTTGCATACAGCAAAAGACCCTTATATGTTGACATCTTATATGCCGGTATTCCATCACTGAGGACGCTTTTTTCTTTCTTGAACACAGTGTTATATTCAAGAGCTGTTATCATTTCTGTGTTTCTCTTTCCACACGAAATATACAAAACATAACGGTTCAAAGGGTTACAAGAAACACGGTAGATGAAATATCCTTCCGGTAGTGTTAGTTCGGCTCTGTCGCCGTTTTCACTGTCCACATAGATGACACCTGTCTTCTCATATAAAACACTCCCATCAAGACCAACAAATCCCCCAAACCCTTTCATAAACAAAACAGCCGGTTCGAGTGTGTCAGGTGTGCTTCCTTGCATACATACCACCCTAACACCTATTTCCGAACCTCCCACACAGGTCAAAGACAAAAGAACTCCGTATGGAGCCTCCATCAATACAGGGGAGCATTCAGTAACGTCATCGGGGAGTCCCGTAAACACACGAACCCATTCTTCGTCCATTAAGTATCTTTTCCTGTGTAACTTCCACACTCCTCCAAGCTGTTTGCAAGCAAACAGATAGAGAATGCCTGTATGCCTTTCCATATACAAGAAAGGCATGTGAGATTTTTCCATAATCACTCCTTTGTTTTACCTACTGCCACATATTGGACACTCATACGCTCCTGTGTCCTTGTTTTTACAGCATATATAGATGGACATATAAGCGTCATAACTCGCTGTCGCTGAAAAGGAATCAGGCAATCCTACAAGATTCCCATCAGCGTCCACTATCCCTATATTATATCCAGTACACCATCCGGTTTCAAACAACCTCCATTGAGCTCCAAGAGTTACACCCTCTACATTCTGATAGGGTGTCATGTCCCATGTTGTATTCGGCTTCAAAACATGGGAAGCGATTATCTGTTTTATACAAACGCATTTCGTTTTCTTGAATGCACATCCTAGGTCAGGAACCGGAGCCGGAATAGCTTTGCATATTGTTTTCTCGTCATGAATGGTGTCATAATACTCAACCACGATGTAGATAGGGTCATCCGGATATAGATATATATTTGAGGGAAAAACATGGTCGACATACATGTAGTAAACATTCCCTCCCTCATCAACACGCCGGACGCCGGTGTATATCCTCAGGATTCCGCAGGTTTCTCCCTCATTATTTGCCAAACCCATCAAATAATTGATACCGGCTAGACACCCTAATTCATACAAATCATCAAAAGTTTGTCCCACATCTGGAATACAGAAATGCCAAAAACCTAGAATCTGACCGGTGTGCTTGTTTCGGTTTTCCGAGAAGAGGAACATGTCTGTATGATTGCAAGAAGCACACACTAAATCATTGAGGGTGTCAAAACGTTCCATGGACGTGTATGTGACGGCTGTTCCTTCTAACTCACTGACTATCACGGGTTTATTATCCTGCCACCTGTATATAACGGGAACGGAACTCCATATAGAATCTTCCCCTGTTCCTGCTAATAAATCGTCCGCTAATGAGTTCAAAAACTCACAGGTGAAATCCTCACAGGCATCCTCCACCTTAACCGGAACACAAAAAACGAAAGGAGCCTCGTATGTCTGTTCACCGTCAAACAAAACAGACCACGTTTCTGAACGTCGGACGGTCTCCCTTATTTCGCATATTGTCCGTGAGGACGCTTTGTCCTCACGAAACACAGGTGTCAACACGGAAGACTCTACTACTGAGCCGGTGGAGTCTTTGTAGCGAGCGTCACTGTCCTCCGGTGTGTAATCAAATCCGGTATATGTTTCGGCAAATATCCCGTTCCCCATCGGTGTTGCCGGACAGTCCATATCCGGTGAACCTACTTTGCATCCGTAAGGTGAACAGCATGTAGGATATTGTGAGGGATACGGTCTTATGTATGGTTCTGTTTTATACTCTTCTTCTTCTAGTAACTCACCATCAACCGGTTCGGCGTAACACTCCCTCCAATTCGTGTTGTATTTGAAAAATTCGTTTTTATAGCAATAATCAAAACAAAAGACGGGTTTCCTGTATTTCATCTCCTCTTCATTTTCTTTCTCAACTACTTTGTAGTAAACACGCACAAAACAATCCCAATCAGACTCTAATAGTGGAGGGTTGATATAACGAACAGGGAGTCCATCACGCATACCACCAAAAACCATCGCATTTGTTATCCCATGCTGTCCCTCGTATTCAGCATCCCACCATTCCGGCGTATTTATGCAAACAGAATGATGCTCCATTCCGTCCTTAAAAAACCAATCCGAAAAGTCTCCTGATGGAGGTCTGCAATAACGGGTCGACGGGTAGTTATTCTTCCATGAAGAGCCTTTCAAATAATGGGATTGAGGTGCTATGGCAAGAGCACACAGAACCCTCTCAACACCATCAGCAGGACACTCCTCACTCGGATTGTTTACCACGCTCGTCGCTCCTACTGCATCCACATACTTCCATGTCTGTTCTTTGTTGCCTATCAAAAATCTTTTACTTTTCACAGAATAAAAACATCGCTCAGATTCCTTATAGCCCTCCCATAAAACTCGGAGATAGGGGGAAACCGGTGAGCAGGAACATGGACAAGCTGTTGTCAGCTTCCCTACATAGAAAGGTTCGCCCTCAGCGGGAACGCATCTTGAACCGATTGCGACAGGCAAAGAACTGATAGAACCCACACCATCCCATATAAAACCACGCTCACTCATGGACACTCTCCCCAAACTGTTCCAATAATTACTCCATGCTGTTGCTGTGTTGGTGTGATGGGTGCTAGGGTTTCCGTTCCCTCAACATCTATCTTTTTAACATCATACGTCGCAATCACAGTAAAGAAAGGTTTTCTGGAGGAAGGAAACTCTGTCTTTTTTATAAGAACATAATCCTCAAAAAAGATGCCCGAAGAGGACAGCGTGAAATCAGCTACCAAAAAAACGACGTCACCCTCTGCAACTCCTGACGGCAGGGTTAAAGTAACATCCTTCTCCGGTATCAATAAATGAGTCCTATTTATCACAGCACAGCCCTCGCTCACCGTGTAAGCAAACGGATTAGGTGTATCTGTCTGTCTCTTACTTACCGTAAAAAATCCGGCATAAGAAGAACCGTCTCCACCGGCTATGATGCGCCTCCTCCGTTCCATGCCGGAAATTGGACCTGATGATTCCACTTTACGAACTGCTGATGCTATACGCTCAGCGGACTTTGGTGTGAAAGCGATTCCCATGTTATTTTCCTTTTTTTGGTAACTGGAAAGAAGACCATGAAGAAGCTCTGTATATCTTGAACTGCAAATACACACCCTCCGGATGTGAATCTACGTCCAAAATCCCTCCAGAACCGTCTAAAGGAATGGGTTCTGATGCCCTCACTTTCTTCCCTTCTTCGTCTTCTATCATTACAGGGTGTTTCTTCTTTGTGGAGCCCTCTGTTTTGAGGAATGATAAACCGGCATCTAATATGTCGGCAGTCCATCCCTCAGGGTTATATTCTATTCCCACTGAAACAGTCCAATACATAACGTCTTCCGGCGTATATGCTGTCTTCGCTGAAAAACTCTTTAACAAACCCATCAAAGCCGGTATCTTGAACCCTGCCACGACTATATTCTCTTTATTGAGGGTGTCTATGTTACCAAGAACACTATCAGGATTGAATGAGCTTTGCAATGAATATGAAACCGTTATCATCAGGTTTGTTTTTACTTTCATCAGAGGAGGGTCAAATAAATCCCCTGCTGAGTTCAAGATGGGGATTTTTGGCTTTGTATCTGTTTCATTTTCATATCCGGAACTGCAAACAACCTGTGATTGAGCCAAACCAAAATCAACGTCTGGAGGAGCCTCCCACGGTTTTTCAGGGTCAACGGAACCTGTGTTTGATATGGTAGGAGTTGTCCATTTGACGCTTGCTCTCCACACACCCTCCTCATTTTCCATTGGTGATACATCAACACTTTCCACATAAAAACTCTTGTCAACTGTCTTATCCCCTATGCGAGGCAGTCCCACAGCCTTGAGAACCTCATTTGGAGTAACACCTACATCGGATTCGATAAGATAAACCTCGTTCATAATGCTTGATTTGTTTGTTGATGAACATGAAGATGTTCCCCATATTTTTTTCGCTTCCATTGATACGCTCCTTATATTTCCATGAGTTCAATGTCAGTCCCAGAACCAACGATGGCATAACGGACTTCATCGGTCTTTGTTATTAGGGTCTTTACGGAATTGTTTATGTTCTTCGTATTTTCCTCTGTCTTCTTCGTGTTAGCCTCTATTTTCTTTTCCACCACATTCCTTCCTGATACAAGAATATGGTATGCTTCTTGACTGCCTTTCTGGACAGCCGAAGCATATTGAGGTTTCTTCATCAGAGCCTCACCTTTCTTCACCTCTTCACTAGCTTCATCACCGTCAGCTTTCTTGTCCCCCTCCGGAACGTTCTGCATGAGTCCAGAAAGCATGTTTTTGAGCTTATCTCCCCACAGCTCACCACCCAATTCACCCTCCGTCTCTTCTATTATCTTATCAAGGGTGTCTTTCAACGAAGTGAAATCACCTTGCAATTCCATCGCAGGTAGAGAGTTAACCATCCCCATAAAATCATCAAGAATCTCAGGTGGAACCATTCCTTTCGCTGTGTCATTTATAATCTGTTTCATACTGGACGCCGTCTTTTCTGTAAGACCTCCAACATCCGTGAACGCTCCGGCTATTTCTTTTGACACTCCTTTTCCCAACACAATCACCGAATCCATCGTCGCCTTTATGAGTTTGCTCATATTCAACTTTTCAGGGTCGAATATGCCGGTGTATATATACTCGGAAATGATGCCGACGATGTCCCTGACAAACCCTGCAAAAAGAACGAAAACATTCTGTATTCTTTTGAATGCTATACCGGCTCCCTCAACCATCATCGAAAGGTATGTTGTATATATGTTCCAAATACCTTTCATTTCAGCAAGAAATGCGTTTGGTATGTTCTTGAGCAGTTTGATAAACGTAATGGAAAAAACAATGGAAAGTTCTATCGCTCGGTTGAATGTCTTTACTAAATTCTCGGGAAAGAACTTGAAATACTCGATTATATTTCCGACGACAACCTGTCCGAGCTTTGCTATCCCTGTGTAGAAGTTCTTCCAAATGATAAAACCTTTATTCGCAATATTCAAGAGGAAAACAAGCCATTCAAAAAGAACTTTTGCGGTGTCTATCGCCCATTGCTTCACTGCCATGACACCCTCCTTGGAAAACAAGAAAGAAATACGTTCTTTCCATTTATCGAGACCTCCGGTCAACTGTGCTATGATAAGAACAAGACTTGCGATTGCCACTCCTATGGAAACAATAGCGACGGGAACTATCAGAAGAATTGGAAGAATAACCGGCAAAGACGATGCAAGAAAAGTGAAAACAGCCGATAACGCTGTAAACAGAGCAACGGCTCCGGTCACTATTGCCCCGATAGACAGTCCTAGCAGTCCCATTGTCGCAATAATAGGTCCGATTGCGGTAATTATGCCACCGACGATACTTATGATGAACAAAACCGGCTTTGAAACTCTGTTCAACAAATCAATCACATACTTCAACCCGTCAAGTATAGGTTTGATAATGGGTTTCTCAAGAACGGATATCATCTTTGTTCCTAAGACTGTTATTCCGTTTGTTACTTTGCCAATCACACTAACAATGGATTCGCTCTGAATAGCAAGAGCTCCCACTGTTGCTCCTGCTCTTTTGCTCTTGTCGGCTATGTCCTCAAGGTCTTTTGCAAACATGTCACCGGAGTTCAACTCAAACAAAGCCTTAACACCATCCACACCGAGACCGAGCTTTGCTATTTCAGAACCGACGTTTCCGGTATGTTCTTTGATGCGTTTAAGAACCTCAACAAAACCGATAGATTCCATCGCTTTTGCCGAACCGCCAAAATCAGAAAACAAAGTATTCAAACCGTCCGTCCCGTTAAGCAAGGACAGCATCAACATGTTTACGCCGGTCAACCCTGTCTTGGCTGTTTCGCTCTTCTTTGTGACCGTCGCTATCGCAGAAGCCAAAACCTCAAACGGAACACCGAGCGCGCTCGCTGATGGCAAAGCATTTTTCAGTGAGGCTGTCAATTCGGGTAAAGTAACCACACCTCTCTCAACTGTTTTGAACATAATATCAGACACATCGTTCGCCTCGGAAGCGGAAAGACCGTAAGCATTGAGGACAGAAGTCAGACCCTTGACCGAATCTTTTGTCGTGGACAAACCGGCTTTCGCCATTTGAGCGGAAGCTGTCATGATTTCTAGACCCTCTGCTCCAAAAAACCCTGAGGAAGCTATGTCGTAGAAAGCATCGGACAAATCCGTCGGGGAACTCCCTAACTGAGCGGATATGTCTAGGATTTTATTCTTAAACATTTCCAAATCACTTGCGGACATCTTTGCTATGGATTGTGTGTTCATCATGTTTTTATTAAATTCCATGAAAGAACTCACTCCCACCTTTCCAAGAAGCAGTAATGGAGAAGTGACGGCTGTGAGTGTGCCTCCTATGGTGAGGAGACCTCTCCCTGCTTTTGATGCCACATCACCCATTCCTTGGATTTGGTTCTGGAGGTTCTGAAGAAGCTGGAGACTTTGCGTCCCCCCGAGAACCGACATCCTCACGCCGATGTTTCCAAGTATCATTTTCTATTCCTCCTTATATTGCCGGTTATGTAAGGTCAACCATTGGTTCAGTTTCGTTTTGATATCATTACCGGTTTTTATTTTCTTAGGTTCATTATCGAATTTCAGCATAAAATCATTTATTCCGAGGTTTACAGGCGAAAAAAGAGAGGCGAGTATGAGTCTAGTGTAAGCGTGATTCATATCGCCTCTCTCGGGTTCGCTCGGGTTCAGTCTTTCAAACGCCTCCCACTCCGCAAATTCTACGGAGTCCATTCTGTTCATTGCCTCCTGAACTGTGGTTCCAAGCATCCTTGCAATGCGGAACCACCGGACACGTTCGGGACGCTCTTTCAGTTTTTTGCCATTTCCTCCACGATACGTTCGGTCAAGGCATTGACCTCAAGACACTTCTTAAAGAGTCTATCCAATACTGCTCCGTTTTTGGATTCGAGCATAGCAACATCAGCATCATCAGAAGAAAACAGTCTATTCCCTTGCTCGTCACAAAGAACACGGGAAACAAGGAATGACCTGATTCCTTTCGTGTCTGCAATGCTTCCGGTAGGAACTCCCTTGCCCTGTTTTTTAAGTAAGAAACTCTCAAACTCATCTCGCTCTCTCCCTGTAAGAACACGTATCATAACAGAACCGTCCCATTCAGGAACATCTTCTCTATGTAGTGTTTTGTGCAAATCATCGACTTTTTGAATATCGTTTTTTGATAAGAATGGCATGGTGTTTTCCTCCTTGGATTATGCCTGTGTTACTTTGCCGGAAACCTTGACGGTCACTGACGCCGTCATCTTATCCTCAAGCGGAGTTTTTGGTTCATAACCCGTCAAGAAGCCTTGGAATGTCCATGTTTCTGCGTCGGGAAATGTTATCACGCATTGAGCCGGTGAAGCGTCAATTGGAGGAACGACAGATGGGTCAAAAGCCATGTCAAATTTAAGCTCGCCCCAATCGACAAGTTTTGTCGGGATAAATGTATGAGCGTCAACTGTTCCCATGTGAGAGGTTTGGATTGAATTGCGTTTGGGAGCCGGAGGTGAAACGTCCAAGATTTCAGCCACAAAACCGGTTCCTACCATGATTGATGTTCCTGTTCCGATGTTCATTTTTTTCTTTCTCCTTTATGGATTTGTTTTGTATTTATAAATGACCGAAAAGTTAGAAACAAAAGCGAAACATTTGTTTTGGATTTGTCCTAGAGGTAGGACACCGTTTTCGAGGACTACAAGCCTCACATCCCTGTCGTTGGACATAAACGGGTATAACTCCTCCAGAAACAGCGTTATATCCCTCGCTTTCACCATCCCCGTGTCGTATGCCACACACCGAACACGAACCTGAAAACCTGAATATCTCAACGGAGGATTTGTTGTTTTGTCTATGGTGAAAGAACGATTGTTTTTGGTTTCATACAGGGTTATGGAATTTAACGGTGATGAGGGTTCCATTCCTATGTAAATTCCCCAATCGGCAGGGGAGGCAAATGTTCCGAAACCTCCCTCCTCAAGTTTAGTCACAAAATCTGCAAGAAAATCTTTCATACTTGACAAACTCCTTCCATTTCTTTTTGAAACGTCGGTTTCACTTTGTCAAGAGCTTTCATAAGAAACTGAGCTTCCCCTACTTTATGGGAGGCGTTTAAGTCTTCATGGACGAACAGAGCGTAATACACGGCAAAGGAAACGACTCCTGTGACGATGTCGTCTTTGTATCTTTCAACCTCATCAATGGCTTCTTGGTGTGCGGATGGTGAATCGTTTTCTTTTGCTGTGTAGGTGTCCACACTGTTTTTCACAGTAATGAAAGCAGAGTTCTTTAGAAAACCAAAA